CAAAGATGCAAGTCTTTGAATCGGGTGAAGTACAGGATATGTGCGGAGAGGATGTTTCATTCTGCCTAGATGCGAAGGAGGCAGGTTTTGAAATCTGGTGTGATCCTCGTGTTCGTGTAGGTCATGAGAAGACTAGGGTAATCTAATGACCAAGTATAATATTCTAATTGATGGTAAGATTGCCTTTGAGGGATTAACCCAAGAGGAGTATTTTGATAAGACAGAGGATTTGGCACAGCAGTTTTATGATTGTGGTGTGCCTGATCCTACAAATTTAAAAACAGTAATGATTGAGGATGACTAATGGTAGTTAGAACAAAAATGGGTGGATTCGGTACTGGTGAATATGTTCAGACAACCCCGAAGAAGACTCGGCAAGGAACAGGTAAACACACTAAGTATGCGGCAACATCACGTAACGCTGCTCGTAAAAGATACAAAGGACAAGGGAGATGAATTCTCCCTTTTTTAACGTCATTCATCATGACAACTTCATTTCAGAATTTCATTCTGATATTGATTGTGATTATTTAATTGATTACTATGAGAAATTAGTAGATGCTGGTGCTGTAGGACCTAGAAATAATCGAAACGTAGTTGAGGATGAACAAGTAAACATGAATGGTTTACTACAAGTAGATGAAATTACACATTCAATTACACAAGTTTTTAGAGAATGGCATAGTACAGTACTTGCTGCTGTTCAAGAATACTATAAAAAGTATCCTATTCTGAATACTCGTTCTTTTGAGTTTAAATATGCTAAGTTTCAGAAGACTCGTCCATCTCAAGGATACCATATGTGGCATCATGATGCTGATCCAGATGACCCTTACCGTAAATTAGTCACTTTATTATACTTAAATGATGACTTTGATGGTGGAGAAACTGAATTTCTGTATCAACAATGCCGCATTACACCAGAAAGAGGCAAATTAGTACTTTTTCCAGCACCTTGGACTCATACACACCGTGGAAACCCTCCAATGGGGGGAAATAAGTACATAATGACTGGTTGGGTTGAAGAATTTCCTTCAAATAAGATACAGTTTCGGGATTTTGGGGAAGAAATGGCACCGATTTTACAAAATTAGAGAATTGAGTATAAATAAAGTGAGGTAATACTTAATAACTCACCTTGATAATAGAAAAACGAGAATCTAGAGGATTTAAAGACATAAGTTTATCTTTCATACCTCATCCTGTTACGAAAGATTTACCTGTTTTAACGAATGAACGTGCTATTATGCGTTCTGTTCGTAATTTAGTAGAGACAATACCTACAGAAAGGTTTTTTAATGCCATTCTGGGTACTGATATACGAGGAAGTTTGTTTGAAAACTACTCAAATACTACAATAATGGTAATTGAGGATCAAATTAAGACAACTTTACGTAACTTTGAACCTAGAGTGGGAAATGTATCCATAGAACTCGTTGGATCACCTGATCGTAATGCATTTGAAGTGACCGTTTTTTATGATATTATAGGAATTCCTCTTCCAAGGCAGAGGTTTACCTTTATATTAGAACCAACTAGGTAAAATAATGCCATATACACAATTTTCTGACCTTGATTTTGGTCAAATTAAGACACAAATACGAAATTATCTTCAATCAAACTCAAATTTTACTGATTTTGACTTTGAAGGATCAAATTTCTCTGTTTTAATTGATACTTTAGCATATAATACGTATATTAACTCATTTAATGCGAATTTAGCAGTAAATGAGGTATTTTTAGACTCGGCAACTATAAGAGAAAATGTAGTTTCGTTAGCAAGAAACATAGGATATGTTCCTCGTTCCGTTACTTCATCAAAAGCAACTATAAGTTTTCAAGCAAGAATAGAAGATACTAATAATACAATCACTCATCTTACACTAAATCCTGGTTTAGTGTGTGTTGGTAGTGCAAATGATACAACATATAGATTCTCAATAACAACCCCAGTAACATCTAGAGTATATGCCGATTCTTCAGGGAATAGAGTATCTGATTTTGAGGTAGATGTCATTCAAGGTACATATTTAACAAGTAATTTTGTTGCTAGAATACCCTCTGATCAGAAATTTATCTTAGATAATGCTCAAATTGATACTTCAACGATCAAGGTAAATGTACAAAATTCTCAAATTGGTAGTCTTGGTAGAGAATTTAAAAAAGTTGATAATATTTTAAATTTGAATAAAGATTCTGAAATCTATCTACTACAAGAAATTCAGGATGAAAGAGTTGAAATATTGTTTGGTGATGGATATTTTGGTAAGCAACTAACAAATGATGATATTATTACTGTTCAGTATATTGTTAGTAATGGTCCTACTAGTAATGGAGCAAGTGTTTTTGACTTCCAAGGATCATTTAGTAGACCTGATGGTGTTCAAATAAGACCAATCGCTTCTGTAGATGTAACAACTGTCAGACCTGCCAGTAACGGTTCCTACAACGAAGATATAGCATCAATCAAGTATTTGGCTCCTAGACTGTATTCGGCACAGTACAGGGCGGTTACACCAAGGGATTATGAGGCAATAATCAAGACAATCTACCCTGCAACTGAATCAATTGCTGTTGTTGGTGGAGAAGAATTATCACCTCCACAATTTGGTAAGGTACAGATCAGTATTAAACCAAAAAATGGTACTTATGTCTCTGATTTTGATAAGCAACAGATTAAAAACAAATTAAAGAGTTACGCTATTGCTGGTATAAACTCCGAAATTATTGATCTTAAAATGCTATATGTTGAGATTGATTCAACGGTTTACTACAATACTTCACAAGTTAGTGATTCTGCCACACTTAAATCATTAATAATAAATTCACTTGAGACTTATGGTAATACAGTGGATATTAATAAGTTTGGTGGTAGATTTAAATATAGTAAAATTAATCAACTTATTGATAGGGTTGATGATGGAATCACCTCTAACATTACAAAAGTGAAGATTAGAAGGGATTTGAAGGCATTAATTAATCAATTTGCTCAATATGAACTGTGTTTTGGTAATAAATTCCATATTAATCCAGAAGGATATAATATTAAGAGTACTGGATTCTATATTTCTGGATGGAAAAAAGTTGTTTATTTGACTGATATTCCAAATACCAATGAAAATGGTAAATTAGATAATAGTGAAAAGGGTGTTATTTGTATTGTTTCTAAGGATACTGATGATCAAATGAAAATCGTTGCCAAGGATATTGGTATAGTTGATTATAAAAAGGGTGAAATCATACTTAACACTATAAACATAACATCTACAATTGCTGCTAACAATCTAGTTGAAATTCAAGCGTTTCCTGACTCTAATGATGTTATTGGATTGAAGGATTTATACCTAAAATTTGATACATCTAATAGTACGATAAATATGGTTAAAGATGTAATTGCTTCGGGCGAAGATGTATCAGGCGTTGTATTCTCCAGAGATTATTACACTTCAAGTTATTCTAACGGAACACTAGAAAGAAAGTAGAATGAGTATAGAATTTGAGAAGAGAGTTCAAGTAAATAGGATTATTGAGAGTCAGCTACCTGAATTTGTGGTTGCTGATTTTCCATTAGCTACAGAACTATTAAAAACTTACTATATTTCTCAAGAAAATCAAGGTGCTAACGCAGATTTACTTGATAATCTTGATAGGTATATTAAAGTTGACAATTTAGTTCCTGAAGTTATTACAGGTAAAACTACATTAACTTCTGATGTTTCAATTACAGATGTTATTAATCCAACAATTAATGTAGATTCTACTAAGGGATTTCCTTCTTCATATGGTCTTTTAAAGATTGATAATGAAATTATTACATATACTGGAAAAACAGATACTAGTTTTACTGGATGTATTCGTGGATTTAGTGGAGTTACTGGGCATCATGTTGGTATATCATCATCTTTAGACCATGTTAATAGTGAGCATTTAATATTTGAAGACACTAATGCTGATGATCATACTACAGGTTCTACTGTTACTAACTTAAGTGTTCTATTCTTACAAGAGTTCTATAAGAAGATAAAGAGGACATTTTTACCTGGATTAGAAGATAATAAGTTTGCTGATGGTATTGATGTTGGTAATTTTATAAAGAATGCTAGATCATTCTACCAATCAAAAGGTATTGCAGAATCAATTAGAATACTCTTTAAAGTATTATATGGTGTTGAAGCAGAAGTTATAGATCTTGAAGAACGTTTAGTTAAACCATCAAGTGCTGAGTATATTCGTAGAGAAGTTGTTATTGCTGATGCACTTAATGGTGAAGCTCAGAATTTAGTTGGACAAACAATATTTAAATCAACTGATTTAAGAACTAATGCTTCAGTATCAGAAGTTGAAGTTTTAACTAGAGATAATAAACTTTATTATAAATTATCTCTTTTTGTAGGATTTAATGATAAAGATTTAATAGAAGGTACATTTACTATACCTGGCAAAACAAAGGTATTGGAGCAAGTTGTTCCTGGTGAATCTATTGTTTCAGTAGATAGTACTATTGGATTTGGGCAGACTGGTAACTTTACTATAGAATATCTTAATGGTAATGTTGAAATTATTACTTATACATCCAAATCAGTTAATCAGTTTTTTGGTTGTAGTGGTGTAACTGGTAATATTGGAATTGCTAGTGATCTAAGATCAACTGAAACTATATTTGGGTATGAAAATGGTGATTTAAGTAAGAGAGTTGATTTAAGAATTACTGGAGTAGTTTCTGACTTTGTTCCCGAATCTGATATAGCACTAATTTCAGAAAAACAAGAGATAACTGTAAAGAATGTTGGTGAAGTTATTGATAATCCATCAGAAATTACTCAATCTTATAAAGAAATATTTGCTAATTCTTGGATTTACAATACAAGTTCTAGATATGAAATAAATGGATCAATTAATAGTGGTACAACATCATTTACATTTTTAAGTAAAATTGATAAGTCTAGTTTAAAGGTTGGTGATAGTTTTGATATTATTCGTAGAGGAACCAATATTAGAGTTGGTGGTGGTATAGTTAAGAGGATTGATAGTGATTATGTATTTACGGGAGAAGGTGTTAACTATATTGCTAATGAACCACATTCTGCTGTATTTTATGATATAAGAAGGAATTTAAGGAAAGCAAATTATAATACTGGAAATGTTGATGGAATAGAGTTGACTGATGGTAATAATAAGGTTATTGCGGATACTTTAAATGTTTATGTTGATAGGGATGATTTTGGATATGCTGCTTCTAACTCATTATCAAGCCATAAGATCGATCAGGAACCATTAAATGGCATTATTCCATCTGGAACACCTCCTCATATACAGACAGGTACTATTAATGCTCTAACAGGCGTTGAGATTGATTTTACAGAGATTAAGTTTGCTGAGAAGGTTAAGTTCCGTACTGGAGATTCTGTAATTTACACTTCTATTAAACCACTTCTTGGTTTGGTTAATGGTGCTAAGTATTTTGTTAAAGAAGATCCTTCTGAAAAGGTTATAAGACTGTATGATACAATCAATGCAATTGAAAGAGATTCTGCTAAAACATTTAATGAACCAGCAGATCCAAATGCAACACATACATTTACCTTAGAAGATCATTATAATAGAAAAATAACTTCAAACCATATTTTAAGAAAATTTCCTCTTGGTCAAGATTTAAATATACCTTCAAAAGAGGAAAAACAATCTAAAAATATTGGATTATTGATTAATGGTGTTCAATTAAGATCAAATACTAATAGTGATTTTATAACCTATGGTACAATTGAAAAAACCGAAGTATATAATTCAGGAACTGGATATGATGTAGTTAATCCTCCTAAAATTAGAGTAGGAAATGCTAATACGTTCGTAAAACCAGATGGAACTGTTGGTATTGGTACGACAGCACTTGTAGAAGCAGTTATTAGGGGAAGTGTTAAGGAAATACTAGTAGATCCGCAAGATTTTGATATTGATAATGTTTCTTCAGTAAGATTGACTGGTGGTAATGGTAAGGATTGCTTCTTACAACCAGTAGTTGGACCAAGATATAGGGAAGTTGAGTTTGATAGTAGAGATATCTTCTTCTCAGGTGGATTGGATGTACAAGAAGAGACTATAACATTCAAGTCTGAGCATAATTTTGTTGATGGGCAATTAATTTATTATAATAAGAATGGTCAAGATGCTATTGGAATTACACCATTTAAATCAGCAGCAACAACCGTAACAGAATATCTTGTAAATGGAGCACCTTATTATGTTAAGGTACTTAATCCAAAGAGAATTAGGTTATTTAAGAGACCTGAAGAGGCTACATTTGGTGTAGCTGGTATTAATACTATAGGATTCTCTACAGCAACAACTGCTGCTGGTATTCATAAGTTTAGAACAGAATCTAAAAATACGTTAAATTCTGTAAAAGTTATTAATCCTGGTTACGATTATCAATATAGAAAATTACCAGTAAGTCCATCTGGAATTTCTACTTCTTATGATACTATTAATTTTGTAAATCATGGATTTAGAGATGGTGATATTGTTGAATATTCGACTGATGGAACTACTATTGAGGGATTGGATACCTCATTGTCATATCTTGTTATTAAGATAGATGCTAATTCCTTTAGATTGGCAAAATCTGATGTCGTTGGGGTAGCAAGAACCGATTTTGAAAGAGGAAAATATGTTGATTTAAGATCAACTGGAACTGGATATCAAATATTCAAATACCCTGATATCAAAATAGAAACTACTGTAAGTTTTGCCACAACAGTTACTGGATCATATGAAGGAAAAATAACTCCTATTATTGAAGGTGAGATAATTGATGCATACACCTATGATAATGGTAGTAATTATGGTTCATCCATTATTAATCATATTATTAAACCTAATATTGAGATAATAAATGGAAAAGGTGCTGAAATAAAGGCATTTATAGATTCTGGTAAAATTTTAGATATTATCGTTCTTAATGGTGGTCAAGAATATAATTCATTACCACATATAACAATAGAAGGTCCTTCTGGAAATGGAGCTATATTAAAACCAATTATTTCTGACGGTAAATTGGATGATGTTGTTGTTATCAATCCTGGTATTGGATATTCTTCAACCAATACTAATGTTTATGTTGAACCAAGAGGAAAAAATGGTCTTTTAAGTCCACAAATAAGAAGATTGGAAATTGATGATGTTCAGAAGAGAGGAGCAAATATTCATTTAGAACCTATTGGTGATGATAGTTTAACATATGAAATAAAGGCATATGATCAATCGATAAGACAGGAATTTGGTGATTCTGGTATTGATATTTCTAGTGGTATAGGTACTCATTCACCTTTAATAGGATGGGCATATGATGGAAATCCAATATATGGTGCATTTGGTTATTCTAAACCAAATGACATTAGTGAAGTTAAAAGATTAACTTCTGGATATGTTAAGGATAATACTTGGTATGATCGCCCAGAGCAAGATTCTGGATATTTTCTTGATGATTATAAATTCGATGGTAGTGGTGATTTAGATAAGTATAATGGTAGATTCTGCAAGACACCTGAATTTCCAAATGGTGTTTATGCTTATTTTGCTACATTAGATATAAATGAAGAACCACAATATCCATATTTTATAGGAAAAACCTATAGATCACCATTTATTGCTGATAATTCTTCTTTAAATCATAAATTTGATTTTAACAATTCAACTCTTTCTAGAAATACTTTACCATATAAAGTAAATGATAGATATGCGAATAATGATTTTATTATTGAATCTAATGAAATTATTAAACAAAAATCAGTTATTGAATCTGTAACTAGGGGTGTTGTAGATACATTCCAAGTTTTAGATGGTGGTCAAAATTATAAGGTAGGTGATTTCACTTCATTTGAAAATGAAGGCACTGGTGGTAGTGGTGCTAGAGGTCAAGTTGATCGTATTGTTGGTATTGGTGTTTCTAACATTAAGACCCAATTAACTACATTTGAGAATGCTACTTTTGTTTGGAAAGATGCTCAAACAGTTGAAGCACATTATTTACCGAAAATTGAGTTAAATGATCAAGATACTGTATTAATTTCTGGGTTAAGTACTGCTAATTACAAATTAAATAACTCATTTAAAGTTGGTATTAGTACTGATACCATTGGATTGGCAAAAACAATGACTGTCAATAATAATCCAAATGGAAAAACTGAGGATATTTACGTAAATATTATACCAAACACTGTATCTGTGGGTGGTTCTTTACGAGTTGGTGATGAAACTCTTAAAGTATTGAATTTATATGGTTTAGAGAAGATAATCAGAGTACAAAGATATGGAACAGGTATTGGACATACTTACAGTTCTGAGATAGATGTATTAAACAATAGAATAAGTATTCCAGTTAAATCTAATTATTTTGATTCTAAATTAGATGAATTAGTATTCTTCAATGGTCATCAGTCTGTAGGTTTAGGTACTACTTGTGGATCGGCAATCGATTATGTATATGGTGAGATAACAAATAATATAAATGTTCCTCAACAAAGCATTTATTTGCCAAGTCATCCATTCCATAATGGACAGAAAATTAAACTATCAAAACCACTAACTGCTACTTCATTCTTGGTTAGTAGAGATGATGATGCGTCAAGTCAATTCTATATTCCAGATCAATCAACTGCTATTTCAGAATTATATGTTGTAGATAAAGGTACTGATTATATCGGTCTTGCTACTAATGTTGGTGCTGCTAGTACTGAAAGTGGATTATTCTTCTTTGGTAATGGTGATAATAATTATCAATATCTAATAGAATCTGATCATGAAAAGTTAACTGCTAATATTGATAGAGTAGTTTCTACAGTTACTACACAAGTAGCATTGGCAAATACAACTACTCATGGATTAGCAGTAGGTGATATAATTGATTTAGAGGTTGTTCCTAGCATTGCTGTTGGTATTGGATCCACTGCTCCATTAACTGTTTCATTTAATGATGAGCATCAAAAACTATTAATTAATGAAATTAGTTTCAATGCTACCGCAGTTGTATTAAACACCGATACAATCACAGTATCTGATCATGGATATAAGACTGGTGATAAGGTATTTTATGATAATCAGGAAATAATATCAGGATCTTCTTTAGTTGGTGGTCTTTCTGTTGGGGCATACTATGTTCACGTAATTGATTCAAATACTATTAATTTGTGTGAAACATATAAAGATTCTGTAGCAACTACTCCAAAATTAATAAATTTAACTGGACAAGGTAATAATAAGCATACTTTATCATTAATTAACCCACCAATTACAGTTGTTAAGAATTCAGACTTAACATTTGGAGTTGGTTCAACAACATTAGAGAATTATAAATTAAAATTCTTCTATGATAGAGAATTTAAGAATGAATTTGTAAATGCTACCAGTTATGATCCATTTGAATCTGTTCAATCAGCATTTACTGTTATTGGTGTTGGAACTATTGGTGTTGGAACATTCTCATCTAGTCCTGTAGTTGGTGCTGCCGTATCAATTGGATTCAGTACTTCTTGCCCATCAGTATTATACTATGCTCTTGAGAAGAGTGGATATATTAGTACTGCTGATACAGGTGTATATAATTATTCAGAAATTAGATTTGTAGATAGTGCTTATAGTGGAGAATTTAGAGTATTTGATGTTGATGATGAAACATTTAAGATTTCGCCCAGATCAGTACCCGAAGTATTAGAATATCATGATAATCAGTGTGATTTATTTGAGTATTCTAGTAAATCTGGAAATATAGTTGGACCTATTAAGTCTATAAAAACAATTTCTGAAGGATTTAGTTATAAGAGTATACCTGGATTTACTTCTGTTACTAGTGCTGATGGTGAAAATGCTAATATTGTGGCACTATCAACATCTATTGGTAGAATTAATAACTTAAGAATTATTGATTATGGATTTGAATACTCTGCTGATAAAACTTTAAGACCTGAAGCATATATTTCACCTATTGTTAGGATTGATGATTTAGATGTAATTGAGTCTATTAAGGTTATTGGACCTGGAGCAGAATATTTGAGTGCTCCTGATGTACTCTTATTCAATCCAGAATCTAAAAAGGTTGTTGATACTACTTCATTAATGGCAACTGTTCCTAATCAAGGAATATCTGAAATTAAAGTAATAGCACCAATTAAAGGTTTAGATTCTGTAAATCATAGAGTAATTACTATCAATAATTCTAATGGTATAGGAATTGTTTCTATGACTACAGAAGGCACTGTTGCCAGATGTGTAATGGAAACACCAATCAATGGATATGATGTTCCACCTTTTGCTGCTGGTGATGAAATATTTGTTGAAGGTATATTAATGGGTTGGGAATCTGGTATTGGCACTCAAACTTCTTCAACTGCTGGTATTTCTACAGAAGGAACAGGATATAATTCAGAAGATTATGATTATCAGTTCTTGAAGGTCAAATCTTATGATTCATCAAATCCAGATGTTCTAAAATTTGATTTAGTTGGTTTAACTACAAATCCAGGAATTGCTAAAACATATCAGACTGGATACGCTAATATAGTTAATCGTAAGAATTATCCAGTATTTGAGACTGATCAGAAGAGAGCAGAATTTACAATCAGTGAAAGTTTATTAGTCAGTCAAGGAAATCCTTTTGTGAAAGGTGATCTTATTGTTACTGAAACAAGAGATGATTATATTAAGATAGATGGTTTAGATAATCTTAGAATTGGTGATAGAATAGCTGGAGAATCTTCAGGAACTAGTGCTACAGTTGTTGGTATTGATAGGCAGTATGCTAAATTTAATGTTGCCTATTCTAATAGACAGGATTATGGGTGGACTGATAATATTGGTAAGTTAAGTGAAGATTTCCAAGTAACACCAAATAATGATTATTTCCAGAATTTATCATACTCTATTAAGAGTGAAAAAACATGGGATGACATTGTAGATCCTGTTAATAGGTTGGTTCATCCTGCTGGACTCAAGAATTTTGCTGATACTGTTATTGAAACCACATTAGCAGGTGTTGGTATTGGATCTACATTCTTTACTACACCAACATTAGTTCTTGATGTGGTTGGTGAGAGAAGGGTAGATACGATTAATGATTTTGATCTTGGTATTGATTTTGAACCAAGAGAATCTGGAAATACTCGTGATTCTAAATTTGTTGATTTCCAAAATGCTAAATTAACAGATTATAGTAAGTGTAAGACAAATAGAGTATTGATACATGATGATATAAGTGGAAGATTCTCAAGTAAAGGAATACAGGATTTATTTACAGAAATAGAAGAACTTAATACAAATTATGCTCGTTATTTGGTTCAAATTGTTGATGCTGATACATTTGATATTCAGATTAGTGATTTAATAGTATTAACTTCTACAGAAAATGCTTATTTGATTGAGAAATCATTAGATTACTCTAATATGAAATTGGGTGATTTTTCTGCTGATGTTGATTACTTTAAGAGAAAAACTTTATTATTCACTCCAACAGATAAGTTTGATAAGGATCATGATATTAAACTCCTTAAGACTTCATTTAATACTGATAATATTACAGATGGTACAAAAGAATTTGGATCTGTTGATTTAATTGGTAATAATGTTTCTGTTAGTGCTGGTAGAACAATGTTCTCAGCAACTATTAGTGGAACTACATTAACAACAACTGATTTTGATCTTCTTGGTCTTAAGCATATAAATGGGATTCCTACTACAGATTCTTTAGTTGGAATTGGTACTACAGTAACTGGATTAGGTTTAATAAAGGATACTCAGGGTAATGAACTTACTGAGATCGTAAGTATTGATAGTTCAACTACAGCAACAATAAAAATTAACCCTGATACCACTCCAAATGCCCCTACAGTAGCGACTTCATACACTACACCCGTAACTGGTCAATTTGGATTTATCAACACTCCATACTTCGTTAACAACGGTGTTGGTGGATTAGATCCAGTAGTAGTTCCTATTGGTGTTAGTACATCAAATGTTATGGAATTTGCTGATACTAATTGTAATGCTTTTTATGCTAGTGTTGTTGCTAAGGATGATGTTACTGGTGAATTAGATTATACAGAAGCAATTGTTAATGTTAATGGTAGTGATGTAACAATATCTCAACTTTATGCTGATTTAACTCAGACTTCTCTCAGTATTATTGATACTGGAACAGTTGGTATATTAACCGCAAGTTATGATTCTGGTACTATTAAATTTGATTGTATTAATGAAAGGAGTTCTACTATAAGATTAAGTACATCTGTTGTTGGACTAGGTACAACTACTGCTGGTATAGGAACCTATAGATTTAACGTTTCTGGGCAACCAGAAGGGGCAGAAAGAACTGCCAGGTATGAATCAACATATAATACAACTGAAGTTGGTACAGGCGTAACTGTGGCAACAATTGATAGAACTATTGATAGTACTGTTAAATCTATTATTAAAGTTAGACAGGGTGATAAATTCGCTATACATCAACCAATTCTAATACATGATCAGAATAACGATGCTATTACTGTTCAGTATCCGCATGTTGGTGAAGTTAGTGGTTTAGGTACTTTTGGTTCTGAAACAGATACTCAAAATGTGAATTTAGTATTCTATCCAGATAATACTGGATTGGTTGAAGTTCAATCATACAACGAAGTCTTTAATACAATTAACGATTTTGCTAACGAACCAGATATTCTACAATATGGACCTGTTACAAATGATTTAGTATTGGCATCATATGATGGTATTAATGGAACAAGGGGTAATAAAGTTAATTTTAATCTAACATATCAAGGTATTCCAGTATATGTTAAGAAATTTAATCCTACAGATACTACAAGAGTCATAACAGATGTAGGTGCTGGAACTACTTTTGCTATACCAAATCATTTCTTCAATACAAATGAGGAGTTAACTTATACACCAGAATCTACATTTATTGGTGTTCCCCCTGTTTCTGTTGGAATTGCTGCTACATTAGATGCTGATAATAGTTTAGTTACTGTTATGCCATCAAAAGTTTTTGTTAAAGCAAGTGGTGCTGATAAATTCCAGTTATTCTCTAAAAAAGAATATATTGCTACTGGAAAACCAATAACAATAACATCTACTGGTTCTGGTAATGCTCATAAGTTTGAGATGACCAAGAAATTAAGTAAAACTGTTATTGGTCTTGATGGAATTGTTCAACAACCAGTTACATATACTTCTATAAAGCATAGTTTACCTTCTAATATTGGTATTGGAATTTCTCAATTTGCTTTGAGTGGAATTAGTTCAGTTCAACCAAGAGATGTATTGAAGATTAATAATGAGTATATGAAGGTTGAGCAAGTTGGATTTGCTACAGAAGTTGATGCGACAATTAATTCTACTGAGGACTGGGCATCCATACCTGTAGTTAAGGTTAAGAGAGGTTCTTTAGGAATTGATGCTTCTACTCATAGTGCTGGAGATGAAGTAAGAGTACATAGAGGTTCATTCAATATTGTTGATAGCACTGCATGGTTCTTAGATCCACCTAAAGGTAATACTAGAACACGAAGAAATGAAACTAATATTCCTTATGTTAGAGCAGAATATAGTGGTAGAACGTTCTTAAGAACAAATTATGATACCAATATGGTATTTGATGATATTTCTGATTCATTTACTGGAATTGGCAAAACTTATACAGTAACTGTTGGTGGTGCTAATACTGTTAGTGGTGTTGGTGTTGGAAATGGAATTCTATTCATTAATGGAGTATTCCAGACACCATTGACTTTGAATAACTTAGGTAATAATTATGAAATAGAAGGAAATGCTACTGCTGGTATATCCAGTGTTACATTTACTGGAATTAGTTCTGAAAATGGACAGAAAATAGAATCTGAATTTGATATTAATCAAAATCAACTTCCAAGAGGTGGTTTGATAGTTTCTATGGGATCAAGTACTGGTCTCGGATACGCTCCTCTTGTTGGTGCTAGAGTTTTAGCAAAAGAAACTAGTGGTGTACTTGATAGTATTGTAAGTATTGCTTCTTCAGTAGGTCCTATTGGTTCTGGGATTGAAACTGCTCATTACGATAATGTTACTGGAATAATGACAGTTACAACTAACACGGTTCATGGATTTGCTTTAGAAAGTCCAGAAACTGTTAAGTTAGAACAGTTCCACTTTACTTGCCCAACATATACCATTGGACAACCTACTGCCAATACAACATATGATCCAGCAACGGGTGATATGGTAGTAGAAATTGCTGGTCATGGTCTTTCAAATGGAGATTCTATTAAATTAAAAGAAGAATCAATTACCTTTAGTTGTGGATATGGTGGTGCTACTGGTACTGCTGCTCAGAAATCATATCCTAGAAAAACTGATCCTGCATATGACAGGTATATGTACATTTCTGATGTTACTACAGATACTTTCAAAGTTAATGTACTGTTTGGAGTAACACCTACAAATACAGACGCACATACATTTGTAAGTGCTACTGCGGATTCCGTTCAATCTCTAAACTATGTTGGAGTTACTACATCAATATTCCAAGATCATGAAAGATCATTACCATTGGTTGGAGTAACTTCAGAAAGAAGTTTCCAAATTAATGTTGGTATTAATAGTATTCCTCATACTTATTTGAAAGGTGGTGATGTATATGCTTTCTATGATGAATTGACACCAGGATCTGGATATCGTGAACCAGTTTCTATTGGTGTTACAGATATTAATTATCTTCATAAGTTTGTAAGTGCTACTACAGATGCGATAACAGCATATACAGGATCATTCATGGGTCAGAGTCTAAATCCAACTTTAGCGGATTATAATTCTGAAACTGGTAGTTTATTGTTCACAACAGAGGTACATGGAATACCAGGACCAGTTGACCTTGATATTAATGATGCTAAGTATGATGCTAGAGTTGGTATTTTAACAGCGTATGCTGGTACAAATTTTGATGTTAGTGGTGCTACATATGATCCGACAACAGGTAATATGGTTCTTGAAATTGGAGATCATGATGTAGATACTAATGATAAAGTTAAGATTGCTCCAAATTCAATAACATTTAGTTGTACTTATGATAATCAGGTTGGTATAGATTCTCATAAATCATATCCTAGATCTTCTGGAACAGGTAATGCTGGTGGAGGTGCTGATCCAGCATATGATACTTATTTAAATGTTATTGCTGTTGATAAATTAGCTGGAACAATTACTGTAAAAGTATTAACAACAACACCATCAACAAATACTGATCCTCACTTATTCGTAAGTGCTACTGATGGTTGTGTATTTGTTCCAAGAATCTTTACTAATAATGAACAAGTTAAGTTTGTAGATGGAGCAATTACCTTCAAATGTGATATGGATGGTAATACTACAGAGCATCCTTATCCAAGATTAAGTGATCCAGCAAGAGATAAGTGGTTATTAGTTTCTCAAGCAAATAATAATAAGTTTGAGGTTCAGGTTGGAATGAGTCCACTAGTTTCTTGGACTCCACAATTAACAGGTACAAGCTATGATCCAGTAACTGGATTGATGGTACTTGAAATAGGAACCCATACTTTAAAAGCTGGTGAAAGAGTTAGATTAGACCCATTATCATTGAAGTTTAGTTGTGGATTTGGTGGTGCTACTGGTACTGCTGCTGAGAAATCATATCCAAGATCTACTGACCCTTACTATAACACTGCTATCCCAATTCAGTCAGTAACAGACACTTCTATCACATTACAAGTATTGACTTCTGTACCTTCAACAAACACAGATCCTCATACATTTGTCAGTGCTACTGCTGGTGCTGTTAAGTCTGGTGGTTTTTATCCACATACTTATGTTTCATCTATAGCAAAGGGTGTGAGAGCAACAAAATCAATGAAGATTGATACTAATTCACTAACCTTTAAGTGTTCTAAAGATAATTTCATTGGAAATCATACTTATCCAAGAACAACTGATCCAGCATATAATGTATTCCTACCTATAGTTGGTGCTTCACAGAATACACTATTAACTAATATTGGACCTGGTGGTGGAGCAGGAACTGGAGCAGTTGTAACCGCAATGGTAGCACCAAACAGACATAAGTTTGTAAATGCTATTGGAACACACAAATATGTTGATTCTATAAGTGATGCTGTTACTGTTGCTGGAGTTAAGAGAGATGTTAGCAATGCCGTTTACACTCCAAGTACAGGAGACTTCACATTAACAATAGGTAATCATAGTTTCACTACTAGTGATACAGTAACTATTGCCCCTAAAGCAATAATAATGACATGTGATGCTGATTCTCATGGATCAAATCATGCTTATCCAAGACCAACTGATCCAGCATATAATACTGCTTTAGCAATTACTGCTGTAACTGCTCAAAAAATTACATGTAATGTTGGAAAACCTGTACAGATAGAAAGTGTAACTGCTGATGTTGGTGGTCCATTTACTGCTAATACTGCTGATTATGATCCTCAATCAGGTATCATGACAGTAACTACTGCTACTAATCATGGATTTACTGCCTCAGATACTTTATCTACAAATACTGCAATATACGACCCAAGAGCTGGTATTTGTACCATAACTACAACTACTAATCATGGATTATCTAATGGTGATTGGGTTAAGTTAGAAGATAACTCTATA